CCTCAGAACGAGGATCGGTTCAGGTTCGACCTCCACTCGTTCAACCTGCACTTCCCCTGCGTGGTCTGCATCCATCGGGCAAAGCCCATCAATGCCGCCTGCACGGGCTGTCGCTTCTATTTCAACTGAGCCTGTCCAGAGCGAGGAACCAATGACTGACCTTTCAATCCTCGAACAATGCCTGCTGGTCTGTGGTGCCCCCGAGTCCGTGTGGCGTCCCGCCCTGGATTCCCTGCGGGATGACCTGGAACAAGCCAGGAAGGACAACATCAGCGCCTTCGATCTGCTCTCCCGTGTCAGGTTTGCCCTTGGCGACAACGGGAAACGGATGCAGGACGAACTGATCGAGTATTGCAAGGAACTGGCGGCGAGGAAGGCATGAGCCAGCTTCCCCGTGATGTTTCCCGGTGCATCGGAACGACCTGCGGCAAGCGCGATACCTGCGCCCGTTTCATGGACTGTGAGGCAGACGATGGCAGGGGGCTTGGACCCCTCATCTTTGCCGACCTGAGCCCCACAGCACCGCCGTTCTACTGCCCGTTCTTCATCGAATACGCACCGAAACCGTAACTGTCCATCTGGAGGAACCATGACGAACCAGAACGAACCAGAACGCACCAGAGGTAGGGTCCGAAGATAACCGGCGCAGAATGCGTTCGATTGATGTAGGATGCCCCACAAATGAGGAGACGGCATTTGAATCGCCTAGAAATTGGAAACGCCACTTTATACCATGCCGACTGTTTGGAGGTTCTGAGCCAGATTCCGGCATGTTCGGTCAATGCTGTCGTCACGGACCCGCCCTATGGGATCAATACGAAATCGGACGGTAAGGGGAAACTGAACCCTTGGGGTGATCTATGTAATTCCGCTTTTTGGTACGCGGAATGGTTCCGGCGCGTCCGAGAGAAACTGACGCCTGACGGGTGCATGTGGACTTGCTTGAATTGGCGGTCATTGGTGACGTTCCAGAAAGCAGCCTGCGATGTCGATTGGTCGATAGAAAGTCTTTTGGTATGGGACAAGCAATGGATTGGACCAGGAGGGCAGAAGGGCTTGCGCCCATCTTTTGAACTGGTGGCGTTGTTCGCTGGGGAAGATTTTGCTATCCCAGATCGCGGGATTCCAGACGTACAGTCTTTCAAATGGTCATCAACAAAGCCCAATGGACACCCAGCAGAAAAGCCGGTTGCCTTAATGGATTTCCTTATTCGCAACTCCACAAAGCCTGGGGATGTGGTGATGGATCTCTTCATGGGAAGCGGGACCACTGGAGTTGCAGCCCTGGCATCTGACCGCCGATTTATTGGAGTGGAGATGGATGGAAGTTTTTTTGATCTGGCATGCAAGCGAATCAAGAGTGGAACACACAATCAAAGCCTTTTCGACATTGATGGAGATGCATCCTAACGCCCAGCTCACCGGCTCCCCCCATCCCCCAATCCCGCTCCCAAGAATCGCCCCCTGCCCAACACCCTCGGCTGATCATGCTTCGCAGGTCCCCCATCCGGCCCAAGCGCCTGACACCCAGGCGCAAGGGCAAGCCCGCCCCCCGCATCAAGGTGGGGCGGGTGGAGGACCCGGAACACCTGGCACTGGTTCGTGCCCTGCCCTGCATCGTCTGCGGAGCCCCGCCACCCAGCGAGGCACACCATCCCCGCGAGGGCCAGGGCATGGGGCAGAAGGCCGACGACCATCAGGCCATCAGCCTCTGCGCCGCCTGCCACCGCACAGGGCGCCACGCCTTCCACGCCGGGCCGCGAGAGTTCGCCAGCTGCTTCGGGTCTCACCAGGAACTGCTAGCCAAGGTTGTGATGGCCTTGAAAGCAGCGGGATATGACCCAACATGAATTTCCAGCCTCCCCGCCTTAATGGCTGAGTTCCAGGCTGCCATGGAAGGACTCGGGTTTGAGTGGTAAGGCCAGGAACCGCCAAATAAGCCCCCGAAAGGGGGCTTTATCGCGCCCCAACCTGCTATCCTGTGCCCAAAAGGAGGCAGACCGTGGCAAAACCCGAACACGCCGCCGCCCTGATCAAGTCCCGCATCGTGGGGCATGGCGATGTGAAGCCAGATGACCTGCTGGCGAACCCGCTTAACTTCCGCCGCCACCCTGGCACCCAGATGGACGCCCTGCGGGGGAGCATGAAGGAGCTTGGTTGGCTGAAGACCATCATCGTGAACAAGACCACGGGCCATGTGCTGGACGGGCACGCCCGAGTGGAGGAGGCCATGCGCCAGGGCCTGCCGACCATCCCGGCTACCATCGTGGAACTCACCCCGGAGGAGGAGCGCCTGGCCCTCGCCGTCCTGGACCCGATCACCGAACTGGCCACCCGAGACCAAGCCATCCTGGACCAGCTTCTGGCCGATGTCGAAACCCAGGACGCCGGGATACAGGCCCTGTTGGACGAACTGGCCGGGAAGGAGCCCGATGGTGGGGCGGGGCCGGACAAGGGCGCAGCCTCCGCGACCCTGGCCGAGCGCTTCGGTGTGCCCCCCTTCAGCATCCTCGACAGCCGACAGGGCTACTGGCAGGACCGGAAGCGTGCGTGGATGACCTTTGGCATCAAGTCCGAGGTGGGGCGGGGCGAGAACCTGCTTAAGAGCGACACGCTGCTGCAGCCAGACAAGACGAAGCGGGAGGCGGCCAAGGCAAAGGCAATGGAATACGCGGGCGGGTCCAGCCCACGCCATGGGGCCGCGCCCGCAACTGTGACGGGCCGCCTGACCTATGTGGCCGGGAATCGGGCCATTGAAGATCTTGACCCCGTTTCCGCCAAGATCCTGGAGTCGGGCAGCGGAACCAGCATCTTTGACCCCGTGCTGTGTGAACTGGCCTACCGCTGGTTCTGCCCTCCCTCTGGCCTGGTTCTGGACCCATTCGCCGGGGGCAGCGTCCGTGGTGTCGTCGCCGGGCTGCTGGGCCGCCGCTACATGGGCCTTGATCTTCGGCAGGAGCAGGTGGACGCCAACCGCCATCAGGCCAACGAAATCTTCCACGGCAAGGGTTTCCCGAAACCGGAGTGGATCTGCACCGACAGCCTGCTGATGGACCAGGTGCTGCCCGATGACTTCCAGGCCGACATGATCCTAAGCTGCCCGCCCTACGCGGACCTGGAGGTCTACAGCGACGACCCGGCCGACATCAGCAACAAGGAATACCCGGAGTTCCTGCGCCTCTACAACGACATCATCCAGAAGGCCGTGGCCAGGCTTAAGCCCAACGCCTTCATCGTCTGGGTAGTGGGCGATGTCCGGGACAAGAAGGGCAACTACCGCAGCTTCGTCCCCCACACGATTGGCATGTTCGAGCAGGCGGGGGCCGCCTTCTACAACGAGGGCATCCTGGTCAACGCCGTGGGCAGCGCCGCCATCCGGGCCGGCCGGAGCTTCGAATCCAGCCGCAAGCTCTGCAAAGTCCACCAGAATGTCCTGGTTTTCATCAAGGGCGATGCGAAGAAGGCCACCGAGGCGGTGGGCCCCGTCGAATTTGGCGCCCTGCCAGAGGAACCACAGACCCCCGAGGAGTAAGGCAGCATGTCAAAATGTTGACAGTATAGGAGAATTGACATGGTTAGGAGCCCGCGAACCGGCAAGAAGCACCTGCGCGTTATGGAACTGACGAACCAGGCGATGGAACTGCGGAAGGCTGGGGCGACCCTGCAGGCCATCGCGGACACCCTGAAGCTGAAGTCCCGGCAGCATGTGCATAAGCTCATCAGCGATGCGTTGGACGACTTGGAGGCCACGGCTGCCCAGAGCGCCAAGCAACTGCGCCGGATGCAGGAGGAGCGGCTGGACGCCATGCAACTGAAGCTCTGGCCGCAGCGCGGCAACCCCAGGGTGGCCGACACCCTGCTGCGGATCGAGCAGCGCCGGGCGGCCCTGCGGGGCCTGGACGCCCCCACCTTGGTGGCGCCCACCATGCCGGATGGGAGCGCGATGCCCCCAGCCTTGGATCTGTCCAAGCTCTCCGCAGACCAACTGGAGGCGCTGGAGGCCATCTACCAGACCTGTGCCATCGACCCCGCCCCGGATGCCGAGCCCACGCCCGAGGCGTAGCCCGTGAAGAACCTCCCACCCCTGGCTGACATCAAGCGGGAACTGGCCCGCAAGAAGCTCATCCGCTTCATCATCGAGACCTTCCCCGGCTACAAGGCCGGGTGGTTCGCGCATGAGGTAGCGACGGCCCTGGACCAGTTCCTTGATGATGTTGAGGCCAGGAAGTCCCCACGCCTGATCCTTGAGGCGCCGCCCCGCCACGGCAAGACCGAGATTGTAAGCCGGCGGTTCCCAGCCTATGCCCTGGGCAGGAACCCCGACCTGTCGATCATCTCCACCAGCTATTCGGCTGACCTATCCAACCGCATCAACCGGGATGTCCAGCGCATCATGGATGACCCGGCTTACGGCTGGATCTTCCCCGAGACCCGCATTCCTGGGCTCAAGGCCGGACGTGACGGCTCACGGGTTCGAACCTCAGAGCTATTTGAGGTCCTGGACCACAAGGGTTCCTACCGTAGCGCGGGCGTGGGCGGTGGCATCACGGGCATGGGCGGCGACATCCTCCAGATTGACGATCCCATCAAGGATGCCGAACAGGCGAACAGCAAGACCTACCGGGACAAGGTGTGGGAGTGGTATCAGTCCACCTTCTACACCCGCCGGATGCCGGGCGCCGGTATGCTGATCATCCTCACCCGCTGGCATGAGGACGATCTTGTGGGCCGGCTGCTGAAGCAGATGAAGGACGGCGAGGGCGACCCCTGGACGGTCATAAACTTCCCGGCGGTGGCAGAGCAGGACGAGTTCAGCACCTTCGACGGGCGCCTTTTGAGGAAGGAGGGCGACCCCCTCCATCCAGAGCGTTACTCAATTGAGGAACTGGACAGGATCAAGCGGGCCGTGGGCTCTCGCGTGTGGGCCAGCCTCTACCAACAGCGGCCGGCGGCGGCAGAGGGTGCCATCTTCAAGCGGGACTGGTGGCAATGGCATCGTGTGACCACGGATGACCCCCGGCAACTGGTCAAGGACCTGGGCATCACGAATGTGGTCCAGTTCTGGGACACGGCCTTCAAGAAGGGCGACCAGGCGGACTTCAGCGTGTGTGTCACCATGGGGGCCGGAAAGAACCGCTACTTTGTCCTAGATGTCTGGAGGGCACAGGTGGAGTTCCCCGAATTGAAGCGGGCGGTGCCGGCACAGGCCGCCAAGTGGGCTCCGTCCGTAGTGCTGGTTGAGGACAAGGCCAGCGGCCAGAGCTTGATACAGGAGATGAAGCGCGAGACCCGCATCCCGATCATCCCCATCCCTGTGGACCGGGACAAGGTGGCCCGCGCCAACGCCGTGACCCCCATACTGGAGGCCGGGCTTGTTTATCTCCCCGAGGGTGCCCCGTGGGTCTCTGACTTCGTGGATGAGCTCGCCACCTTCCCCAACGCGGCCCATGACGACCAGGTGGACGCTTTCGACGGCGCCTTGAGCTACCTGTCCTCGGGCGGGGGCGGCATGGGATTCTTTGAATACCTCCGCCGGGAAGCCGAGGCGGCGAAATCCAAGTTGATGGCGAAAGCCGACGCCGGCGGTTAAAATCCACCCTGACAGGAGGCTGGCATGGCGACACCTGAAACCCCGGCTGGTGGAAAGGCAACGCCCTTTGAGCCCGGCATCATCGAGCGAATCGCTGGCGCGATCCGCTATGTCAAAACCGGTGAAGCGCCTGATTGGTTCGGCCCCAACAAACCCCTGCCTCCGCAGGCTCCAGAGGAAGTGAAGGGCCGCCCCTTCGACTTCCCCATGGGCGTAAACCTTAACTACCGTCCCAAGAGCGAGGCCAGCGAGTCCGGCATTGGGTTCGATGTCCTGCGGCGCATCGCTGACCCCGCGGCGGGCGGGCTGGACCTCATGCGTATTGCTATCGAAACCCGCAAGGACCAGATGGAGGCTCAGCGCTGGATCATCCGCCCGAAGAAGCTGAATGACGAGGCGCCAGAGCCCTCCCAGGAACGGGCGAAGCTGGTGCAGACCGCGCTTCGCCGGCCCGATCTGGTCCATACCTTCCGTCAGTGGCAGAGGCAACTGCTGGAGGATCTGCTGGTTATTGACGCCCCCACGATCTACCTGAGACCGATGGCCGAGGGCTTCAAGATCCCCGAGGTCATGGACGGCGCCACCATCAAGATCCTTGTGGACCAGAACGGTCGGCGCCCCCTCCCGCCCGAGGCCGCCTACCAGCAGATCATCAAGGGCCTCCCCGCCAACAACTACACCCTGGATGAACTGATCTACGCCCCGCGCAACCTGCGGAGCCACCGGTTCTATGGCATGAGCCCGGTCGAACAGGCGGTGAACATCATCAACTTGGGCTTGAAGCGACAGCTCCACCTGATCAGTTACTACACGGCCGGCAACATCCCCGAGCAATTGGTGGGCGCACCGGAAATGTGGAACCCCGACCAGATCAAACAGGCTCAGGACTGGTTTGACACCATCCTGACGGGCAACCTGGAGGCCCGCCGCAAACTCATCGTGGTTCCGGGCGGCATGGACACGAAGCCCCTGAAGGACCCCCAACTGACTGACCCCCTGGACGAGTGGATGGCCAGGATCATCTGCTGGTGCTTCAGCATCAGCCCCTCCGCGCTGGTTAAGGACAACAATCGGGCCACGGCTCAGACCAACGCCGCCACGGCTCGGGCCGAGGGCCTGGAACCGCTGAAGGAGTGGTGGGCCGAGGTCATGAACGAGGTCCTGATCCGGTGCTGGGGCGCGGACGATCTGGAGTTCGCCTGGGCAGATGAGGAAATCACGGACCCCAAGGTGAAGGCCGAGGTCCACAAGGCGTATGTGGACATGAAGGTGATCACCCCGGACGAAGTGCGCGAGGACTTGGGCAAGAATCCCCTGACCCCTGAGCAGAAAAAGGAATTGAATCCCCCGTCCCCTCCAGGGCTGTTCGGTGGAGCCGGTGAGGACAAGTTGGGCGGTGGAGGCGATCCGACCGGAATGCCGGGTGCAAAGCCGAAGCCTCCCCAGGGGGGGGACCGTGACTCGGCCTCCGGCCTCCCCCCTGCCTCTAATCGCAGCGCCGGGAAGGTTCAAAAAAAAAGGGCACTAGCTCCCCTGACCCGGAACCGTCCCATCGCCCGGCGGGTCGAGAAGCGCATCCTGGCGGCCACCAAGCGATACTTCGCCGGCATCCGTGACGCCGTGCTGGCTCATCTACGGGCTGAAAAGATCGCCAAGGCTGAGTTCACCCGCGAGGAGCTTGAGGCGATCCTGGCGGCGTTGCCGGTGGAGGAGCGCGAGGCGTTCCTGGACCTGCTCAAACAGGAGCTGGGCCGCATCGCCATGGATGGTTCCAGCGAGGCTCTGGACCAGATCTTTAAGTTCACCGGGACCATGAGCGAGGATGCCCTGGACGAGATGCTCACCCAGGCGAACACGAAGGCCATCGCGTGGGCGGAGGAACACGCGGCCCGGCTAGTCACAGGCATTGACGAAACCACCCGCGAAGGGCTGAGGGATCTGGTCAGTCAGGCCATCACGGGCGGCTTGAGCAACGATGAATTGGCGGATGCCATCCAGGACGCGGCCGGCTTCGGGGACGCCCGGAGTGAAATGATCGCCCGCACGGAAACCGCCGCCGCCGACATCCAGGGCAACCTCATGGGCTACCGCGAGTCCGGCGTGGTGGATGCCAAACAGTGGCTCGTGTCCCAGGACGAGGTATGCGAGGACTGTCAGGCCATGGACGGCATGGTCGTGGCCCTGGATTCCGAGTTCCCCGGAGGCGATCCGCCTCTCCACCCTAACTGCCGGTGCGATCTGCTTCCGGTTCTCACGCAACCTAATGAGGAGGAATAACCCATGGCTGCTCCCTCTGGATTGACCCTGTTCAACTCGTTTAAGGCCGACATCGGGAACGGGACGTTCGACATGGACGCCAACTCGTTCGTGGTCACGCTGCACACTTCGTCTTTCACCCCGGCGCTTACGATGGCTGTTTCCGCCGACCTCACGAACGAAGTGGCCAACGGAAACGGCTACACCACAGGCGGAGTCGCCCTGACCTCGCCCACGTTCACGCAGACTTCCGGCACGGCGGCGTTCAAGACGGGGAACAATCCTTCATGGACCGGCTCAGGTGCTGGGTTCTCGGCCCGCTACTACGTGCTCCGGGCGAATGGCACCTTGAACGGCAAGGTGAACCCGTTGATCGGCTACGGACTTCTTGATTCCGCTCCCGCCGATGTGTCTTTCGCTGCGGGCAACACCGTGACGCTCACGCAGAACGCCGCTGGCTGGCTCACGCTCACCTAGTAGGAGGCTCAAATGAATCCCGGTGATCGCGTCATCGTCCTTCCACCATTTGCTGACGCCTTCCCCGGCGTCCACACAGTGGCCTCTGTCGGCACCGCCGATGACGGGCAGACGGTGGTCTACCTGGAGGGCATTGAGTCTGCCTTCGCGCCCATCTATCTGGAGGCCGCGCCATGACGGATTTTGCGACTACCTCAGATGTAGTCTCCGCCCTCGCCGCCAGCGGCGGAGGCGGTGCGGGTGGGCGGTTCAACATCTACAAGACCAGCCTAACCGCCGTGGCCTCCAACTGGTATTCCGGGTGGCAGGAGGGCGGGGCGCCTGCGGCGGGTGCGACTCCCGGAGC